GCCGTGCTCGAAGATCCAAGCTCCAACTTGATCTTTCAGCATTTGGTCAACAGAAAATCGGAGTTAATGTCATACACCGATTATTTCCGCAATAATACGCATATAGTCGTGAGGCGAGGTGCCTAATGGCGGTCATCAAGCTACTAGGCGAGGCAGGCCGACGTTTCGGTAGGCAGTTCGAGCTGGCGGTAAAAACGCCTGCAGAAGCTGTTCGCGCTCTTTGCCTTCAGCTGCCTGAATTGCGTCAGTATCTGGTGGAGTCAGGCGAAAAGGGGATTACCTGGCGCGTCATCACTGAGAGTCCGCAAGGTTTGGACGAAGAGCAGTTGCTTTGGCCAATGAGCAAGAGGATGGTGCTAGTGCCATTGCCCACGGGTCGTGGCGGCGTTGGCAAGATTATTGCTGGTGTTGCACTTGTAGCGGCTGCAATCGTTTTTGCGCCAGGGGGCCTTTTAGCCGGAAGTATCTTCGGTTTTACCTTAGGCTCTTCAGCAGCAGTAGGTATTGGCGCTTTAGGTGCTTCTCTTATTTTTGGCGGTGTGGCAGATCTGCTGACACCAACACCAAAAGTACCAAGTGCAGCAAACTTTGGATCGTCAACCTCTGGCAGGGACGAAGAGGAGCAGTTAAACGCCTATACCTTTGACAAATCAAATGCCAATACGGCCCAAGGCGAGGCCATAGCTATCCTTTATGGGGAACGCATAATTGGAGCGTTGCCGGTGGTTTCTTTTGGCCTTGAGATCCAAAATTCTGCGTGATGACTGACAAAAATCAAAAAGAAACCCAAGTCACTGGCCAAGGCGGTGGCGGCAGCAGCAAGAGCAGGAGCAAGACTAAGGTCGTTGTTCCTAAGCAGAGAACTCCGGTAGAAGTTCGCAACAATCTTTTTTCAACTGCATTTGCAAAAACTGTCTACGCCTTGTCAGAAGGTGAAATTGAAGGCTTTCCAACAAGCGCCAATAGAGACATTTTTTTAGATGGAGTGCCTATTGAGAACGCAGACGGTTCTGAAAATTTTGAAGGCTTTACAACACAATTTAAGACTGGCACGAACGCTCAAGACGCTTTAACAGGGTTTACCCAATCAGAAAATGTTACAAGTGTCGGCGTAAAAGTTGAGAGAGGCACTCCTATTGTTAGATCAATTACTGATACTGATGTTGAAAGATGCCGAGTTATTATTTCGCATCCCTCGTTGCTAGCACAAAACGCCGATAACGGCGACATTAATGGCACAAGTGTTAGGTACAGAATCCAACTAAGCGTAAACGGAGGTGTCTACACAACTGTTGTAGACAAAACAATTAGTGGAAAGTCAAATAGTGAGTTTCAGCGAGCGTATGAATTTAATCTTACTGGCGATGGCCCTTGGCAGGTCAGGGTTGAAAGAGTAACTTCAAACAGCTCTTCTTCAAGATTGGCTAACGATATTATTTGGCAATCGTTCGTTGAAATTATTGACGAAAAACTTGCCTATCCAAACACTGCAGTGCTTGGGGTGAAGGTAGATGCACGGCAGTTCAGCACCATTCCCGATGTGACCGTGCGACTTAAGGGCAAACGGGTTCAAATACCAAGCAACTACAACCCAACCACAAGAACTTATACAGGGGTTTGGGACGGAACGTTTGTAGACAGTTGGACGGACAATCCCGCTTGGATCTTTAGAGATATTTGCATGAGTGAGCGATATGGTGTTCGCCGTTATGCGTCAAACCTTGAATTAGACAAATGGAGCTTATACACAATTTCTCAGTATTGCGACGAAAATGTTCCTGACGGCAAGGGCGGAAACGAGCCAAGATTTACTTGCAATGTTTATTTGCAGAATCCTGGCAGCGTTTATCAAGTTCTGAACTCATTGGCTTCATGTTTTAGGGGCTTACTTTATTACAACGCTGGCGAATTGTATGTAACCCAAGACAGGGCTCAGGTGCCCGTTCAGCAGTTTAGTGAGGCCAATGTAATTCAAGATGTTGACGAAAGTGGCAAAGTTGTTCGTCCTTGTTTTTCTTATGTAGGATCTGCCCGCGCTGCTCGCAAAACTGTATGTATCGCAAGCTGGGATGATCCGGCCCAAAATTACGCTGCCGTTGCAGAGTACCAGCAAGATGATGTGCTGCTGGAGCGTTTTGGGTACAACCCTGTTGATTTAAGGTTGCTTGGTGTAACCAGCAGGGGCCAGGCTCTTCGTGCGGCGAAGCATACTTTATTTAGCAATCGCTATGAAACCGACAAGGTTAGCTTCCGTATTGGTGCTGAAGGGCTTGCTGCTGGTGTTGGCGAAGTTATTCAAATTGCAGATCCTGTCAGGCAGGGCCAAAGGCTCGGAGGCAGAGTCAAGTCGGTTAACGGCAACAGCGTGACACTAGACGCACTTTTGAACCTAGACGATAACATTTCTTACGACATTTCAATCGTTATCCCTAACGGCGAAGAAGTCATAAACCCAGATAGCACTAAATATTACAAGCCAAAATTGCTTAAAGCAAATGTGCTTTCTGATTCAACAGATGCTGACGATCTTACAACCACACTGGTAACAGATCAAATTCCACCAACACAGAAAAATATCCTTTGGGTTCTTGAGTGGATTGACTTAAAACCCGCACAGTACCGAATAGTTTCAATCGCTGAGGTTGAGCCTCTTGTTTATCAAGTAGAAGCAATTCAGTATAACAACAGCAAGTATGGGTACGTTGACAACAACTTGCCGATTGCAGTACCAAAAGACCGTTTTGAGGTTCGCACTCCAACAGAGCCTGTTAATTTATCAGGCAAATTAGAGTATTCAAACGGCACAACATACATTTCAGCGTCTTGGAAGCCCCCACAAGTCAACGGCGCTGCTGATCTGCTCATTCGTGGTTACAGGTATCAATGGCGCAAAGTAAACGACGCAAATTGGTCTGAGCTAATCACAATTCAAGACACAAACATAGACATACCGTTGCAAACGCATGTTTTTGGCAATCAGTATCAAGTAAAAGTCGCAACAGTTGATCGCCTTGGTGAACAATCTGAGTTTGCAGAATATGACGTTGATCCATTTGACCCAATCCCAGATTTAAGTGATTCTGATTTTGCTGCAACCGTTACGCACGCCAACCAGCCTGATGGCACGCAACTTGTCATTGTTGATCCTGGAACTACGCCAATCCCTGAGCGAGTCAGTGGTTACAAGTGTTGGTGCAAGCCTAGAGTTTTGGGCTCCGGCGAAATCCCTGGTGTGAAACCACCCAACGAAGAAGGCTGGTATTTCTTGGCAGACATCCCGTTGACTGGATATTACACAGTTGCTTTTCACGCACCTGACACTTACGACGTGAGGGTAAACTTTACAAGCGCAATTTTTGGCGAGGAGCCTGACGATTACATTTATGATTTTGTAGAGCGGTCTGAAATTGCTCCACCCACCCCAAGTAATTTTGGAGTTGTTGAAAACCAAAACAGCAGCGGAAAGCGATTTAGCTGGCAATTACCTTTAACAGAGTATGGCAGCTGGGATCAACAAATTGTTGCAGACGTTGTTGGCTACGAAGTAAGATTTAAGTCGGGCACATTGCCTGCAAATGCAGTTGAATTTAACCTGACAGACAACGTTGTTTTGATTAAAACGGGAACTGTAGTTGGAACCAGGACGAACCAGCATTTAATAAACGTAGGCGATGAAGTTGTTTTTGAGGCCACAACGGGAACACTACCAACAGGCGTTACGTCTGGACAAACTTATTTTGTTGTTGACGACGATTTTACAAGCACACAATTTAGAGTCAGCGCAACAAGTGGTGGCAATCCAATTGATTTTACTGGGACGGCAACCGGCGTTTACACAATCACAGGGCCAGCGGATCTTTCTAGACGCTTGAATACGCAAGCAGCTTGGGATGCTGGGATTGAATTGGCTTCTGGCGGCTTACCTGCTCAACAGCAATGGTTTGAAACGAGTTTGTTTGATCGCGGCACTTTTGTCGTCATGGTCAAAGCAGTTGACGCGACACAGTGGCGGGCTGACGTGCCAGCGTTTGTGCTTGTAAACATTGGCGCTCCACCCGTAAGCAACGCGATTCAATCGATTGATGCAAAAAATGCCCCTACAAACGATTGGCCTGGAACCTATGACAACTGCGAAGTTTCGGGCGGGAACCTCGTTCAAACAGACCCAGAGCTAGACAGCTTTTTTACTTGGAATTTTGACAACAACAACAGCGAAAGTGCCTTGCTGTTTGAGACTACTGGAACGGCCACATTTCAGCACAGATTAGTTGCGCTGACTGGCAACGACAATGTGGTTTCAAAGGAAGACGGTGACGGTTTGTTGCTTGAGGATTTAGATGTTGTGATTGACGTGTCTGCAAATGATTTTGAGCTGCAGAGGGACGGCACCACTTTTCAACATGATTTAAGCGCAGGGGACACGCTTGAATTTGTCGAGGTTTCTGGCACGTTGCCTACAGGAATCAGCACTGGGGTTACCTACTTTGTGGCTACAACCGATTTAACTCACACAAGCTTTAGGGTGGCTGCTACGAGTGGTGGTGCCGCAATCACGTTGTCTGGCAGTGCGTCAGGCACCTATGCCGCCAGGGGCTTTAACTTGTTGGCAGAGCAGCGTTTCTATTCTGATACAGAGCTTGCGGAAGGCGGGGTTGTCCACCCCTACGCTCCATTTGAAAAACTGCTCGGAGATGTCTACCGCGTTGAAACTAGATTTAAGAGCCCTGACGGGGGCGTGACGGCGGGCAACCTTACCGCCCTAACAGCTGAGCTTGACTACCCCGACATTATTGAGAAGCAAAACGACGTGGCAATTGCAGCTGCTGGAACGCAGGTGTCGTTGACAAAGACCTTCCGCAGCGTTGAGAGCGTGTCTATCACAGCCTTGCAGACTGGCGGCTCAACAGCGGTTACGGCTGTGGTTACTGCAAAAGCCAGCGATTCGGTTACGATTAAGTGTCTAGACTCTTCTGGGACTGGCGTGACCGGCCTAGTTGATCTTTTAATCGTCGGCTACTAATGGCAAATACCAGAATCTCTCAGCTGCCAGCGGCGACCACTGTTGCCAGCCCTGACGTTATTCCTTTCAGTAGCATCAGCGGCAGCGAAACCCGTAAGATTACCGCCAACAACTTGGCATTGAGGCTTGTAGAGCTAGGCTTGACCGTTGGCACGACAGAGCCTGCTTCACCGTATAACGGCCAGCTTTTTGTAGACACCACTACAAACCCCCCAGTTCTAAAGGTTTACAACGGCGCAAGCTTTACGATTGTGAGCTTTTTGCCCGGATCTTCAGTTGCTACAAGCCCTGGAACATCTGCGCCTGCTAGCCCTGCATTAGGACAATTATGGCTTGACACATCGCAAGACCCAGACGAACTAAAAATTTATGACGGTGCAAACTTTGTTCGTGTTGATCCTGTAGGCATAAGCCAAACCGATGCTGATGCGCGATACGAGCAAATTACAGATGCTGCAAGCACTTATTTAGCGTTGGCCGGTGGAACGATGACCGGCTCGTTAACGCTTGTCGGAGACCCAAGTACTGACAACCAAGCCGCAAACAAAAAATATGTAGATGATGAGATTGACTCCATTCCAGCAGCAACCGACCTGACGCCTGCTGGGACAATTATTTTTAGCGCACGAACAACAGCACCCACGGGTTACTTACATGCAAATGGCGCGGCGGTTAGTCGCACAACTTATTCCGATTTGTTTGACGCAATTGGCACTAACTACGGCTCCGGTGACGGGTCAACTACATTTAATCTGCCCGATTTGCGGAATCAATTTTTACGAGGGCAAGGAAGTCTTACTGGCGCGATTGGCACAACACAATCAAGCCAAAACTTGTCTCACGGTCACACAGCGAGTTCAACTACAACAGGCGGCAGCCACAGCCACGGCGCAAGTACAACCGGAGCTGGTGGGCACAGCCACACTGTCGTTAGAGGCCGCAACCCTGATCCCGACACTGGAGACTCAGATCAACTACTCGAAACCCGCAACGATTTTGACAATCAATCTAATTACGGTACAAGCAGTGTTGGCAACCACAGCCACAGCGTTTCAGTTAATTCCAGTGGCAATCTGTCAATCAGCACCTCAACGACTATTAGTGACGACGGTGGCACCGAAGCGCGGCCACAAAACATGGCTCTGTTGCCCTGCATCAAGACTTGATTGGCCTAGCTCGGTTTATGGCCTAAACTAGAAAGACGGAGGTGCATTATGGCTGTCCAACCTGGAACGTACAACATCACGTTGCAGCGCCGCGCCGACTACAGCGTTTTGCTGCAGTTCAAGGACAGCGATGATGCCGCAATTGACCTGACCGGTTGGACTGCTGAAGCTCAAGCCTGGAACAAGAAGCGCACCACCAAATACGCAGATTTTGCTGTCGCCTACACAGATCGCAGCGCAGGCAAGATCACCATTAGCCTGACCGACACGCAGACTGCTGATTTTCCTAATGAAGCATACTATGACGTGCTTTTAACGGATCAAAGCGACATCAAAGAGTATTATTTAGAAGGAGTCATCTACGTTTCGGAGGGTTACACCGCATGACCACCGTCAACGTAACAACAAAAAAGCCAACCGTTACTGTTACGCATAACGGCACTTCAACTGTTGTCCAAACAACAAAGACGAATGTCGTAACCGCGACAACCGCTGGCCCCCAAGGCCCGAAAGGCGAGGGTATTGATCTAGACAGTTCCGCTAAAGTAGACAAGAGCGTAGTTTACTACGACGCAGCCTCAGGTCAGTTCAAAGCTGACGACATCTGGACCGTTTCTACAATCGTCAAAGGAGGCGATTTCTAAGCCATGGCCAACACCATCCGAATCAAAAAGCGTGCAGCTACGGGATCGGCTGGTGCGCCCACCACCTTGGCTCCATCAGAGCTTGCGTTTAACGAAAATACCTCTGACCGGAAGCTTTATTACGGTCTCGGTGATGACGGTGACGGCACAAGCTCATCTGTCATTGCAATTGGCGGCGATGGCGCGTTCACAACGCTTGACACTGCTCAAACCGTAAGCGGCAACAAGACTTTTACTGGGACGGTTGACCTTAGCGGTGCAACGCTTTCAGGCAACACGACGTTTAGCAACAACCTTACCGTTACCGGCGACCTGACCGTTAGCGGCACGACAACAACTGTTGACAGCACGACTGTTAATGTCGCAGACAAAAACATTGTTCTTGGCAATGTTGACACCCCTACGGACACAACTGCTGACGGCGGCGGCATCACCCTTAAAGGTGCAACAGATCACACGATTGTTTGGACGAACAGCAGCGACAGCTGGGATTTTTCCGAGCACGTCAACCTGGCTTCCGGCAAAGAGTTCAAGATCAACGGCACTAGCGTGCTGTCTGCCTCAACTCTTGGCTCTGGCGTTACCGGCTCCAGCCTGACTTCTGTTGGCACCATTGCTACTGGCACCTGGAACGGCACCGCAATCGGGGTTGCTTATGGCGGCACTGGACTGACCGCAACACCAGCAAACGGCCAACTGGCAATCGGCAACGGCACCGGCTACACGCTTGCGACTCTTACGGCTGGCAGCAACATTACGATCACCGAAGGTAGTGGTTCAATCACCATTGCTGCGGCGGCAGGCGCTCCAGTCGCGGGCGACGGCATTGACGTTTCCGGCTCAACGGTGAGCGTTGACCTAAAAGCCAACGGCGGCTTGGTTATTGAGTCCACTGAGCTTGCGGTTGACCTTGGCGCATCCGCAATTACTGGAACGCTTGCAGTTGCTGACGGCGGCACTGGCGCGACTACTATTACAGGGTTGGTCAAAGGCAACGGCACTGGAGCTTTTACTGCTGCTGTTGACGAGACTGACTACCTCAGTCCAAACGCTGAGATTGACGGCGGCACCTACTAATCCATGGCCAACACAATCAAGCACAAAAGGGGCACCACAAATCCTGGAGCCTCTGATTTAGTCGTAGGCGAGCTTGCGATCAATACGACTGACGGCGGGCTATTTACAAAGCTTGACGACAACTCAGTGCATGAAATCGGCGCTGGTGGTGGCGGCGGTATTACTGACGGCGACAAGGGTGACATAACTGTTAGCAACAGTGGCGCAACGTGGACGATTGACAACAACGCAGTAACCTCGGCCAAGATAAACACCGGTGCGGTGCAGCATGGCAACATTGGCGCAAATGCGGTTACTACTGCAAAGATTGCTGACGACGCCGTTACTGCTGCGAAGCTTGCAGACACAGCTGTAACCGCTGGTTCGTACACAGCGGCAGACATCACCGTTGATGCACAAGGCAGGATCACCGCAGCAGCAAACGGTGGTGGTGGCGAAGATGTTAAATATATCCACGCCGATGGAACAGGTACGCAAGAGGTTACAACTGCTGGCGTTACTGTTGATTTTGACACAACCGTTTTAACTACAGGCACTGGAGATTTTACGGTTAGCGCAACAGGTGTTATCACTATTTTGAATGCGGCTAAGTATTTTGTTGAATACAGTCTTGATGGTGACCAAACCGCTGGTAACAACAGGGTTATTGTTGAGACATCGTTGAGGCAAAACGGCTCAACGGTTTCCGGTTCGTTCGCGTCTGCTTACTCAAGAAACAACGCAGACGGAGATTTTACTTGTGTAGGTTCAGCCATAATTGATGCCAGCGCAAATGATACGATTGAAGTTTTTGCCACTAGAAATGATGCCACAATTACTGCCACAGCAGAACTAAGCAAGTCTGGCATCACAATTTTTAGCTTGGCAGGTGCTGGCCCAGCGGGACCTACCGGACCACAAGGCCCGACGGATGTTCCACAAAACGCACAAACCTCCGCTTACACGCTGGTCGCAAGTGATAACGGCAAGCACGTCAGCATCACAACTGGCGGCGTGACCGTTCCAAGCGGTGTCTTCAGTGCAGGCAACATCGTCACGATCTACAACGACAGCGGTTCTAGCCAGACGATTACACAGGGCGCAAGCGTGACGTTGCGCGAAGCAGGCACTGCAAACACTGGCAACAGAACTTTGGGGCAGCGAGGTTTAGCAACTATTCTCTGCGTAGGTTCAAACGAATTCGTGGTCACTGGAACGATTACCTAATGGCAATTCACCAAGCACTAATTACTAAAATTTACAACTCTCCTTCGGTTTTGGGAGATATTGATTTTGTATATGGTCTTGCTGACAACAGCGGACCAAGTGTTTCCTTTACTGACGTAGATTTAAGCGTGTTTACTTCTAACGACTTAGCCATATTTGTTTATCTTGCGGAAGGCGGATCGACAAATCCAACGGTTAGCGGTGCTGGTGCAACATTCTCTTTAACCGTTAATAGTACAACCGCCAGCGTGGCTGTATCAAATAGCAATACTGCGGGAAATGCAAGAGTTGGAATTTTTTACGTTGAAGGTTCAGTAGTTGCCGGAGACACGACTGTAAACGCATCCCTCACCATGAATCAATCAAATGGATTCAGAAGTGCATTAGTGGCCTATAGGCTCATCAATGGAAGCGGTGCTTCTGTTCTTTCTACAGATGTTGATGAACAGCAAAATTCAAACACTACTGATTTATCAACTACGGTTAATTTCAGCAGTGGCAGGTTGATTAGCGCTGGTTATTATTCAGTTGCGGACGGCCACACCTTCGGCACTAATCAACTTGAATCTACAATAACCGCCCTGGCTAACGCTAATGGGTCAGGTGATATGGGGCATAACAACACGCCTGGAGGTTCTTCTTACGTTGTAGATTACAATTTCGGTGGAGGTTTTTTAAACGGCAACGAGCAAGGCGATGCAATGGCCACCGCAGTGTTTGGATAATTTCAATTATTCGTACGTTCATCCTTAGGGACGCATGTTACCTAGTCATGGAACGGGGGCTAGGTTTATTTGTACGAACTATGTCTATTAATCTTATTCGTTTCCTTAAAAACCAGCGCAAGCGGGCTGATCGTTATCGTCTCGATACGCTTCGTTATCGTGGAGTTGAGTACAAAAGGTAATCTGGTGACATTGAGAGGGGTTCGATTCCCCTCTTTACTTATTGGTTAGAGCCGGTACGCCGATACCTCTGACCGTCTAGACGGTGGGATAGACCACAATAAAACTAAATACTCTGGATCCAGAGGAACTTGCTTAAACCTCTTTATAAAAAACAATGGCATTTCAATCTTCTGTGAACCCTGCTCAGCTTACTCAGCTGGGTCAGGCTAATCTTGCGGGTGATACCCGTGCTCTCTATCTGAAGCTTTTCAGTGGAGAAATGTTCAAAGGTTTCCAACACAATACGATCGCTCGTGATCTGATCATGAAGCGTACGCTGACCAATGGTAAGTCCATGCAGTTCATCTACACTGGACGTACCAAGAGTGAGTTCCATACTCCTGGAAACAGCATCCTTGGTGACAGCAACAATGCACCTCCGGTGGCTGAGAAGACCATTACAGTAGATGATCTTCTTATCAGCTCCTCGTTTGTATATGAGCTGGATGAAGTCCTGTCTCATTATGATCTGCGATCTGAGATCTCTCGTAAGATCGGCTATGCTTTGGCTGAAAAGTATGACCGCTATATCTTCCGTGCGATCACTCGCGGTGCACGTGCTGCATCTCCCATCTCTGCTACCAACTATGTTGAGCCCGGTGGTACTCAGATCCAAGTCGGTTCTGGAACCGGTGCTGAAGCTGATGCTTATGATTCTGCCAAGCTGGTTGCTGCATTCTATGATGCTGCTGCTGCTCTGGATGAAAAGGGTGTGTCTATGGATGGCCGTGTTGCTGTTCTGAACCCTCGTCAGTATTATGAACTGATCCAAGCTGTTGGTTCTAACGGTCTCGTTAACCGTGATGTCCAAGGTACTGCACTGCAAGGTGGTCAAGGTATCGTGGAAATCGCTGGTATCAAGATCTACAAGTCCATGCATATTCCGTTCTTCGGCAAGTATGGTGTTAAGTACGGCGGTGCTGTTTCTGATCCTGGTAACACCGGTTCCTTCATTGGTGAAACCATTGAAGACGCTTCCGGCGCTACTACCGGTGTCAACAATGACTACGGTACTGCTACTGAGGTTGGTGCCACTTCTTGTGGTCTGATCTTCCAGCGTGAAGCTGCTGGTTGTCTCGAAGCCATCGCTCCCCAGGTGCAAGTCACCAGTGGCGATGTCTCCGTTATCTATCAGGGTGATGTGATTCTGGGCCGTCTCGCCATGGGCGCTGACTACCTGAATCCCGCTGCTGCTGTTGAGCTTTATGCTACTAACGTGAAGCCTTCTGCATTCTGATTCTTTTGGAGCCTCTTCGGGGGCTCCTTTTTTTAATTCTTTATTGAGAATAACACTCATTTGCAATTATGCCTTACCTATCGACTGGCTCCACTGAGCTTAAAGCTGTTAATCAGATCCTGGCGTCAGTTGGTCAGGCTCCTGTTACCACGTTGACGACTGAAGAAACTCTTATTATTAATGAAGTTTCTCGATTTACTGGTTCCATTTCGGGTACTACACTTACTACTGAAACTGCTAACATTCCTGTTGGTACTTATATTGGTGGTAATGGTGTTACTGACGGTACATCTATTGCAGTAGCTGGCGTTGAAGCCGTACCTGCAACCGATCCTGTTACGTATGAATACACTCTGAACATTTCACAGACTGTATCTGAACGCACCTTGACTCGTAATGAGGTTACAACCAGAGTTGAAACCCAAGCCAACCCGGACGTTGCGATTGCACTCAACACTCTTAGAGAAGTGTCACGTGAAGTACAAAGCGAAGGATGGACTTTTAATAAAGAATATGACTATAAACTTACACCTGACACAAACAACGAAATTATAATTTCTGATAACATGCTACAGGTTGATCTAAACCTTTCTTCAAAGAGGTTTGGTAACCGTCAATTTGATAGCATTAACCGTGGGGGTAAACTTTACGATCGTGTTAACCATACTTATAAGTGGACTGATGCTGAAGTATATGTTGACATCTTGTGGTATTTTGATTGGGAATATATTCCTGATCCTATTCAAGCATTTATCGTAGCACGAGCTGCTGTTATCTTTTCTAGCCGTACCATGGGTGATGCTAACCTGTACCAGTTCCTTCAGCAAAAGGAAGCCTTTGCACGGTCTATTGCTATGGAGTATGAATGTAATCAAGGTGACTTTTCCTTCTTTGGCGAGCCTCAAGGACAGAATTTTTATAATAGCTATAAACCGTTCCATACTTTGCAACGCTAATGACAGCAGTAACACAACTGATCCCTAATTTTCTTGGTGGTGTATCCCGCCAAACTGACGACAAGAAACTTATTAACCAGCTGACTGAGTGTGTCAACGGTTATCCTGATCCTACATTTGGTTTGCTCAAACGTCCTGGGATGCAGCACATTGAGGTGCTGAAGAAGGCAGACGGCACTGCATTTAACGAAACTGAATTAGAACATGCAGCATGGTTTTTTATTGATCGTGGTGCTGCAGGCTCTTATATTGGTGCCATCAAAGGTACAAACTTGTATGTATGGACAGCTGATGAAGGCACGTGGTGTACAGTAACAGACACTGGTACAGGTTCAGCTTATCTTACTGGTACAAAGCAAGAAGACTACCACTTCCGTAGCATTCAAGATACTACGATTGTTACTAATAAGACAGTAACTACTGCTATGCAAACCGCTGGTACATTTGTTGCTAACTCTGTAGCCACCCTTAAACTGATTAGTCTTACGGTAGACGATGAATTTACGGTTACAATTGAAGGAGAATCAGTTACTGTAACGGCTCAAAATACTACAACATTTGATGATATGTTGTTGTATAAAGATACACCAGGTTCAGAAATTCAAAATACACACCATTTAATTGATGGTATTAAGAACCTTATCGAGACACAACAAACAGCATCTAATGCTGATTTTAACGGTACGTGGTATCTAGAGGGTTATAACAATAGTCTTGTAATCCGTCATACAGATGCTACACCTAATGCAGTTGTCACTGACTACAGCACACCTACGGGTAACGCTGTAGCCTTTGATATTGATGCTAGAGGTGGTGTTAGTAACCTTGGTATTGAGGTGTTTGAAGATGATGTAACTGATATATCTAAACTACCTCTTGAATCCTTTGGCGGGCATGTTGTTAGAATTTTAAACAGCAGTTCTGAAGAAGATGATTACTATGTCAAATTTGTTGCATATGACACTTCTATTGACAGAGGTCGTGGTTACTGGGAAGAAACAGTAGCACGTGATGTATCACCTGGTCTTGATAACGCTTCTATGCCCCATGAGCTGGTGAATACTGGTGCGACTACATTTACGTTCGGTCCTATTAACTATAAGCCTCGAAAGACTGGTGACGATACCACAAATCCTCAGCCTTCTTTTGTCGGTAAAAAGATTAATTCAACTTTCTTTTACAGTAATAGGTTCGGTTTGCTATCTGAAGATAATGTCATTTTTGGTGTTGCAAATGACAGTTACAATTTCTTCTCTAGATCTGCACTAACTCAAATCGATTCGGACCCTATCGACTTGAACGTATCTAGTGTGCGTCCTGTCATTTTGTCTGACGTTCTACCGTCTCCCCAAGGTTTATTGTTGTTTAGTGAGCGACAACAGTTTCAAGTATATGCTACAGATGCCAGTATTTTGACACCTACTTCTGCTGTTATTCGTACGCTATCTAACTATGAAATGGCTACTAATGTACAACCTGTAGACATTGGTACTACAGTTGCATTTGTTAGTAGAGTACCTGGTTACAGCAAATTGTTTACCATGGCTCTCCGTGATGTTGAGCAGACACCTATTGTGGTTGACATTAGTAAAGCTGTGCTTGAATGGATTCCTGATACTGTAGACGACCTAACTGTCAGTCCACCTAACTCTGTTGTTATGATGGTTGACCGTGATACATCTTATTTGTATATGTATCGTTTCTATAACAACGGTAAGGAAGATCTATTCCAAGCATGGGTAAAGTGGGAACTGCCTGGTACTATTCAAGCTGCACGTATTATTGACGATGCGGTTACTGTTGTATCACTACAGGAAAATCAATATACCATTGGCACTATTGAACTGGATGAACTACCATCTGGTAATATCTATTCTACAGATTCTAGTTTTACTGGTAATGTACCACTTGACATGGCTACCCGTCCTGTCAGTCCTGATCCAGGTAACGTTGATGCAGTCGTATATGACTCTACAAACGACATTACTAAGGTCTATGTACCTTATACCCCTATCGACGATAAGGACGCCGTGATGCTCCTTACAGTGCCTACAGCAGATAAAGGTACTGATGCTGAATTAGATTCTGATCAAGGCTACTGGACTCATGCTATTGAACGTATTGAACCTTCAACTAATTACCGATACTTTGAAGTAAAGGGTGATTTTACTGATTATGCTGATGGTATTGTAGTTGGTTATGGTTATGACTTAGAAGCAGTAATGCCTAAGTTTTACCTTAGAGGAGACAGTGGAACTGATTTCACAGCTTATTTAAGTATTGCCAGGATTAAAATGTCTGTCGGACGCACTGGCGCTATTCGTTTTAAGATAAAGCCTACAGGTTCTAACGAATGGAAAGATGTACAACATACTGCAGAAGCAGGTACTTATTCTGGTGATACTAATCCTGTAATACAGGAACGTGTATTTACCTTACCTATCCATCAACGTAACACTAATTTTGAACTTAAAGTGACAAGTGATTTTCCATACCCTGTATCGTTAGTTTCAATGATGTGGGAAGGTAATTATTCTAATAAGTATTACAGGAGGTCTTAATTATGGCTATTGAAACAATATTAGCAGGTATTGGTGCAGGTGCTTCTCTTGTCAGTGGAATTTTTGGTTCTTCTTCAGCATCAAAGGCTAATAAAGAAGCTAAAAAGGCACAGAAAAAACAACAGGAAGCATTAGATAAAGCTGCTGATTATACTAATGAGTATAATAAAAGAGCCTTTGAAGTTCAGAAAGAAAACTATTTTAGAAATAGAAAGTGGGCACGTGACACTGAACTAAGGAACTGGAGATATAATCAACAGATCCAAGATTATGAGTATAAAGCTGTTGTCGAGCGTTATTCTCAATCAGTTAAAAACACAGAGAATCAGCTAGCTTTTAATAGTATGGCTGCAATTGATGCTTATGCTGCTGAACAAGCATCACTGAACGAACTCATGACTGAAGATGCTTTTAATCGTCAGGGTATGCTTGTCGATCGTTTGCAGCAGGAAGGTACTGCAGCCTTGGGTCAAGCTGGTAACAGCAGAAATAAAGCAATTCAATCTAGATTGGCAGCTGCTGGTCGCGATTCTTCTATCATGGATGCCAGCCTAGCTAGTTCTGTTGAGCAATCTAATCGTAACATGCAGCAGATTTCTATGCAACGTTATGGCGCTGATTTAGCTGCTAAAGCACAGATGATGATTAAACCTGAAGCATTGCCTGATATACCAATGCCGACGCAAGCACCTGCACAAATCTTTATCGAACCTGCAAAAGTTTTCCCAGGGATGGCGGCACCGGCACAACAGCAGAACATATATGCACCTCTATTTTCAGGTGTTAGTGGTGCTGCTTCGGCGTTAGGTAGAGTTGACTGGAAAGGACTTTTCGGAGGAGGTTAAACTATGAAACAAGCAAAATTTAGAAGAGCTGCACAGTCTCCCGGTTTTCGTCCTGTTCAAATCAGCGGTGCTAACATTGCACGTATGAGTGAAGAGAGTGCTCGTGTCGTTCAGGGTATGCGTAATGTACGTGACGCTGAGATTCAAAACCGTGAAAGAATTTTAAGTGAGGTAAAGGAGAATCAAAGGGCTGAAGCAGCTGCCCGACAACAGAATTATCAAATTCAAACACAAAATCAACAAACAGAGTTAAGTAATCTTCAGCAAGAAGCTAGAGCACGTCAACAACAGATTGCAACAGATCGAAACGCTACTGCTGAAATTTTTAAAAGTATCTCTAACATTAGTGAGACTGCAGGTAAAGTTTACGGTGCTTATGTAGAGGTAAAGGAAGATAACCAAATTTCAGAGGAGACACTAAAGTTTTTAGAAAATCCTGATCAAAGTGAATTTATCCGAACTATTGCAGGTGAATCTGCTGTTGATGAGTTAGATGAGCAGCGTCAGGCGGCTATAGATGTAGGTGAAGCAGAAGGTATTATCGAACCAGTATCTGCATCTAAAGCCCGTAATTTTAGTCCTAGAGTTGATCGTGAAATTAAGAAGTATAAATTAGCATGGTTTTTTGAGAATAAATACCCTTCACTTGTAGAACAACAATTACTTCTGAAATCAGAAGAAACAGGCCGCCAACTAACTTCTAGTGAAGCTGCAGCGGTGATGACAGATTTAATGGGCGGAACCCTTGAACGTATCAGAACAGAAACTGGTATTGCTCTTAAACCTGCAACTATGCGGACTGCTTTAGAAACCGCTCAGAAAATCCATCAAGGTAAGCTAGCAAAGATTAGGACTGAAGAAGTAAAATATAATAAGCAGATTTCTATTGATAATGAAACTAAAATTATTGAAGGAAATCCAGCAGAATTTTCTACTCTCATTATTCCTAGTTTTCAAGCAGTTAGCAGAGCTTATGGTAGTTATGCTAAGGCTCACGAATGGTTGAAACAACGTGCTCTTGCACAACGTGCTGATGGTTCATTTATTATACCATTAGAGAAGTTAGCAAATATGCAACTTCCCGGTGATAAAAAACCTTATGCAGAGGCACGTCCAGGTCGGTACGGTGACATTGTACGTGAAAGGGCAAACCTTGATAATAAATACAGGCAGACACAAATTAACACCGACAACCTTGCATTTAAAGAAGCCGAACAGAATTATAGAAAAGGTTTCGCGGAAAATCCTACTGAAGCTTATGTTTTAGAAAGTAGGAGAGTGTTCCTAGAAACTTTCGGTAGAGAACCTGGTGGCCTGGACAAAGATTTAAAGAGCTTTACAGTTGAAGCTAAATTCAAAGCAGAGCAGATTGAACGTCTAAGCAACATACCTGATGGCTTTATTATACAGGAAGATGTTGATCTTATGAATTCACTAGATTCAACTGCAGCACGTGAATTAGATAAACGTTTTCAAGCACAAGAAGCTAAATACAATGGAGGTATTTTTAAATCTCAATCTGATTCATTTAAAACTGTTGCGAATGGTGTAACTTCTTTTGGTAACCAAAAACCGAACACACCTTCTAGTGTCTTTTTGCAACAGCAGATGCGTGCTGATTATCGCCGTAGGGTTGATATTGCTGTAGCAGGTGGTGCTGATTTCAATAGTGCTGCTAATACAATTGCTCAACAACTGGCTAATGAAGTAACTAATGGAGCTAGAAATCCTGAAAGTAAATGGTATCGTAAACCATCTAAAGCAGGTGGTGCTGCTGACTTTCCAAATTTAAATGTAGGTAACCTTACTGCTGCAGCTAAAGTAGCACGTGACTTTCCGGCGTTAACTAAAAAGATTGCTGACAAAGGGTTGGAAGCTGTTTTAGATGAAGAAGGAAGCATTCTTACTAAAGAAGAAGGTGTTGCCATTCTACAAAATTATGGTAAACCTGGTTTTACAATTCCAGCTGATGTTACTGCAGCTGCAACTTTAGGTAATGGTACTGACCCATTTACAATTATCAATCGACAGTTGCGTGCTTCTAACTTAATTGAACTTGAACCACCTCAACTTACAAGGGATATTAATGCTGAATTATCACCTGAATTGCGTCAGCAAATTTACAGCAACATTAACGGTCCTAATCAAAAAATGCGTGCACTTTCTCAAGGTGCTGAAAGGACTGATGGTGTAAGACGTTTTGCAAAGGCAACTAGCATGAGAGTTGGCTCTAGATTTCGTCAACAGTTTAACGCTAATACTATTGAAAATATTTTAAGCCAACTTACTCCCTCTGATTGGGATGAATTAGGATATGTTGTGAGTGGTGAAGCAGCAAGAGGTACTGATGATGAGTTTGGTGTCGCCGCTTCTGTTTTAACTAGACTTGTTTCTGGTAACTACGGTGGTACTATTGGAGAAATCATCCGAGCACCTCAACAATATGAAGCAGTAACAATCGGTACAGCACGTTATGAACCTGATTTAGCTGCTAAACTGAGATCACCTGAAGGTCAAGCAAAGATCCGTGAATTCTTTTTAAGGTTAGATGGTAGGACTGATTTTAAAGGTCAAACCATGCTAAAAAATAGAGTAGCAGCGGAAGATCCAATGTTTGATCCACGTGGAAATTTTTATCATTACGCCGGTCAGTAAATTAAATTAATTAAACTATGGAATACGATCCTAACGAGAGGTTTAGGGAGGATCCTGGTGAACTGGAGCTGTCTTCTGATTTTAACAGTCAGTTGCAGCTCCAACAGGAGGCTGAAGAAGCCGCTGCTTTACTGGAAGATCCAGCTCCTACGGGAGAACAACCTGAACTGCCTCAACCCGAAGCTCCTTCTACGGAAGAAGTAGAACCTGGTGAAACTATTGAACTAGGTGGAAAGGTCTATGATAAGGCTGACATTGAATATGTCAATGGTAATCCTTTTGTAAAACGTGAAGCACGGGCTAAATACGGTGAAGATCAAGGGACTATCCTTGGACAAGATCCAGCTGAATTTACACAGCAAGTCCGTGAACGCACCAGTGCAATTGGTCAGGGTATTTTTGATTTCGGCATTGACTTACTCAATAATATTCCTGGTGTCAACATTCGTAAACCTACTGATTTTGAAGATGAAGTTTCTCAAGCAGTAAGGCAGATTTCTGCTGTTGTTGCACCTACTCTTATGTTGCAGGGAGCTGGTAAGGCTCTTGGTACTGCTGCTAATACACGAGTAGGATGGTCTGTTGGACAAAACAAATTTGTACAATGGATGGGCGAACGTGGTATTGAAGCTGCTTCTGGTGCTGTTGTTGGTGCTGTTAGTAGTGAATACACTGAAGATAATTTGGCTGGTACTCTAAAAAAGTCATTCCCTAAAACATTCGACTTTATTCCAGATAGCATGGCTACCTTGGATGAAGATGATGCAGATACCAAACGTCAGAAGAATATCTATGAAGACCTTGGTATGGGTTTTGTAACAGACCTTTCTATTGGTTCAGTACGTTTTGTAAATGCCCTTTTTGATGCTAAAGGTGCCTTACGTAAATCAAACCAATTAGTAGGTGAGACACCTGAATCACGTGCTTGGTTGAAAGAAAACAAACCTGCTGAAAAGGCTGTAGATCCTGAAGATGCTATTACTAGATCTGCTCTTAAGCAAGAGGAAGCGTTGGATGAGGTAGGTATGTATGGTTACATGCAAAATCCTAACCTTGATCAGCCTATCAAAGGTATTCATGATATGTACGATTACACCGAAGTTGGTGTACGTACTGTGGATGATTTTGGTGTTGTGGGTGCTGCTATTGATAATGCACGTATTGCACGTAATCTTGATACAGTATACGGTCGTATTGGTAACATGCTGTCTGAGCCTGCTATGAAGTACGCTCTTACTAATGGGGATGCTGCTCAAGATGTTGTACTTGGTCTTGCTGATCAACTTAAGCAAGCTGGTCGTATTGGCATGGAAGGTAATGGTTGGAAAGTTACCTTTGATGATGTACTCGATGCTAACGAAGATCTTGCAATTCAATTGTTCGATCCCCGTATGACAAAAGCAGATGTACGACAAGTGCTTGAACCTTATATTTTCCGTGAAGCAGATGGCACCGAACGTCTAGCTGAAGGCGGCTTCTCAATGGCCGCTAGAATGCTCCGTGGCTTCGGTTCAGAGCTGTCTAGTATGGATGTAGCAAGAGCACAGTCTTTGCTTGCTGGAAGCCTTTCTGGACGCATCTCAGACCTTTCTGAGGGTGCACGTCTGATGTCTGGTACTAGCGCAGTACGTGAAGCACAGGATAAGATTGTTGATATGATGCAATATATCAATCAACTATCTGCTTCTGCTAAATACTACAAGAATCGCAAGATGGGTCTAATCCAACAGGTAAAGAGTGGATTTAAAAACATCGCGGCATATAATGAAGCAACTGTAGTGGGAGCTGGTGAAACCGCTCAACGTATTTTTAAAGACTCTCAGCGGTTTGCGTCTACTATGCGTCAAATTGCAACCAATCAGCCACAACTGATGGATGAGTTTCTATTTGCTTATGAACTTACCGATGGTAATATTGATACCATTGTTAAAATGAATAAGTGGATTGATGAACAGACATTAGATTTAGGTAAGGCTATTGTCAATCTAAACCCTGAAGTACAGAATAAAATTGTTGCAGGTGTTTGGTCCAATATTTATAATAGTATCCTTGGACTTGGTTCTAGTGTTAAAGCACTTGTGGGTAACATGGGTGGTATTATTGCTCAACCTACTGCACACTTTGCTGGTGCTTTGATGTCTATGGATCTAAAAGCAATTCAACGTGGTTGGGTAGCTTATAGTTCTTTGGGTGAAACACTCCAACGTGCATTGCCTTATGCTGGTGATGTGTTCTTACGTGCTTCACGTGAGCCAGAAAGTGTACGTGCTGGTACACGTATTGACTTGCTACTGCAATCTGAACGTGAGTTAGACTTTCTTAAGATGTCTGCACGTCGTCAAGCTGCAGAAGGTAATCCTGGTTTGCAGTATGTTGTAAACCAAATTGAACTTCTCAATGATCTTGCAAAAGACCCTGTATTGCGTTTTGGTCCTAATGCCATGACTGCAATGGACGGTTTTACTGGTGTATTTAATGCATCTGCTGAAGCACGTTTTCGTGCAATGGATGAGCTTATTTCATCTGGTAAGCCCATTACAAAAGAAAATGTTCAACCTGTTGCTAATAAATACTACAAGGAAATGTTTAGCGAAGATGGTTTGCTAAACGATAAAGCTGTTAAGTATGCTACAGATGAAATGGCACTTAACATCGACACACCAATGGCGCAAGGCATTAATGATCTTACTAGATTATTGCCTGGTATTAAACCATTCATGATGTTCCAAAATACTACTATCAATGCTATTGATATTATGGGTAAGTATGGACCATGGGTGCCGTTCCAACGTGATGTTAATGAACTTGCTTATGTACCTCTTGCTAATTTACTAGCAGATGAAGATCGTGTAAATCAACTGCTTAAATCACGTAACATTGACATAGAAAATATGGATGTTATTGCTAAGCAGAATAAACTTGCTGATCTTAAATACATGACACGTGGTCGTAAGGCAATTGGTGCCCTTGCTATGCTTGGCACTTATAACCTTTTGCTAAATGATCGCATTACTGGTGATGGATTCTTTGATAAAGAGACTCAAATGTCTCGTGTTAAGAATTCTAATTGGAAGCCACGCAGCATTAAAGGATTGGATGGTAAGTTCTACTCTTATGATCAACTTGGTCCCCTTGCTGATTGGCTAGCACTTGCTGCAAACATCGGTGATAACTTTGATACTATTGGTTCCGCTAAGATGGAACAGCTTAGTGAAAAGATGTCTTTCATCTTAAGTGCAGCTATTACTAATCGTACCACGCTATCTTCTATCAAACCTTTGATGGATATTACAAGCGGTAATGGTGCTGCAATTAATAGATGGACTGCTGGTTTTGTAAACAGCCTTGGACCTTTGTCTGCATTACGTGGTGATTTTTCACGTATTCTTTCTGAAGGATTGCAGGAAGTTGAGTCTGACTTTATGTCTCAACTTAACAACCGTAACAGGTTTGTCGGTGCAATATTTGATAGCAACCGTCAACCGTATATTTACAGTCCTGTTACTGGTGAGAAGGTTAATGGTTACGGAATGTTCCAACGACTTTGGAATGCCTATAGTCCAATTCAGGTCCATGCTGAACAATCTCCTGAAGAAAAGTTTCTACAAGATATGGAGTTTGATGTAAACACTACGTTTAGGTCAAAAGATGGAGTACGTTTGCTTACTAAAGAACGGTCTGAATTATTCCGTTTGATGGGTCAACGTGGCTTTTTTAAAGATGCAATTGCAGAAATTATGCGTGACGCTGGGGATTGGAAAAGTATTGAACAGTTACGTGAACTACGTAACCAAGGCTATAAATCCGATGAAGTGTCACTTAAAAAATGGCATGATATTCATGCAAGGTTGTCTGAAGCTAGACGTGCTGCAGAAGAGTTCGCTTATGCTGAAATGGATGCAGATATGTATGCAGCCATTGAACTGAGACAAGTTGAAAAAGATTTGCAAGAAGAATTTTCTACAGCAGGTGAAGTTTTTGATCCATCCGTTCTTGATACACGCTATTAAAATTATTAACAATTATGTCGTGCGCTAACGTAGAAACAATTAAAGCTGGAGACGGAAGTAAACTAACTTTTTCGTTTAACTTTCCGTATATTTTAGAATCTGAAATTCACGTTTATTTTTGGAACGCAACAACTAAAGAATGGGAAGAAAAGCTCACGACGGATGCCACCTACCCTTGGCAAATTCCTGAAGCTAACCCAACTACGGTAGAATTTACAGGGACTGCACCGCCAGCCCCTGCTGCCCCTTCATTTCCTGGTGAAGGTACAGTTGACAACGTTAAGATCCGTCGTATCACAAAAGTGGACGACATCCGTGCGTTGTTTAATCCGGGCTCTGCTATCCGGTCTAATGATCTTAATAAAAACTTTGAGCAATTTTTGTATGCTGTTCAGGAGCTTAATTGCGGTGAAGCGCCAACTGAAACATTAGATCAATATCTAAGAGATTATTACTGGTCAAAGTTTGACAGCACTTACTATGTAGGCGAAACTTGGCCTACTAATGCGAGTGTCAAGGACAGAAGTATTGCTACTATTGCTGCACAAGAGCAACAATTTGATATTGATTATTCTACTCTTGTACAGACTACAACACCAACTGGTACTTATCCGACTGGCAAAACTTGGCTGCAAAACGATGATGATCTAACCCTTTCTATTTGGAATGGTTCTGCATGGACTGGTGTTGTGTCTGGTGGTACGTTTACTAACCAACCTAAAGTTGTTTATGTAGACGCTAGTTCTGGTGATGATAGTAACGATGGTCACCGTATTAGCCGCCCTAAGCTAACAATTAAAGCTGCTGTTCAGCAGATTAACAACGATGCTACGTTTGGTGATGGTAGTGTCGTTGTAGTTGCACCTGGTACATATCAAGAAGCATGTCCTATTGACATTGAAAAGGCTAATGTTTCTATTGTTGGTACTGCACTTCGTAGTTGCATCATTCATCCTACAGTAGCAACTGAAACAAATGTGATGTTCCGTGTTAACAGCGGTACATTCTTGCAGAACCTTACCTTTACTGGTGTAAAGGCTGGTACTGGAACAGGCAACACCCTTGATTCTACCCTACCTACTACACAAGGTTGGAACGTAGCGTTCTATCCTAACTGCACGATCACCAAGTCTCCGTATATTCAGAACTGTACTAACTTTTCAGACTCTGAGATTGACAACAGTAACATTAATGTAATCACCCCTGCTGGTGGTTTGGCTGGTGATACTGATTCTGCTCCTACTGGTGGTGGTCTGCTGATTGATGGCTCTGTGCCTGCAACTACGAGTCCTTTGCGGTCTATGGTTTGTGACAGTTATACTCACGTTGGTCTTAATGGTCCTGGTATTCTTGTCACTAACAACGGTTATGCACAGTGTACCTCTAGCTATGCGTTTTTTAACAAATATCACATCAAATGTTTGAACGGTGGTCAGGCTAACCTAGCTGCATCTACTACTGATTTTGGTGAAAAAGCTTTGGTTGCAGACGGTAAATCTACTACTGCTATTTTTACGTCTAACGTAGATGGTGCTGCTAGCAGTGGAGATGTTTCCTTTAATATTAATGAACCTACTGCTGGTACTGGCTGGTTTGGTGATACCCAACGACCTGCAAATAACATGCTGGTCGAAGTAAACAGTGTCATTTATCCTATTCTGTCTGCCACTGCAAACACCGATAGTGAGGGTGGCAGTGGTTGGACTGTGACGATTAGTCGTCCTGATCCTAACAACCGCAGCACTAACCTTGGTCTTAACGGCGCTATCTCTGATGATGCTGCCGTGTCCTTCTACCTCCGCTCTATGATCGCATCTAGCGGTCACACCATGGAATACGTTGGTAGTGGTACTGATTATCGTGCATTACCTGAAAACGGAGGTGTACCAGATGAGACCGCACAGATTACTGAACTTAACAACGGTAAAGTTTGGACTGCAGTTACCGACCACAACGGTAAGTTCAAAGTTGGTGGTAACCAAACAGATGACCCGTTCTTTGAAGTGGATCAGCAACGTGGTTTTGTAACCATTCCTGAAGGTTCTATTGCGTTCAACCTTTTGTCTGACCTGACGCCACAACTTGGTGGTGACCTAGATGTCAACGGTAATACTATTACTGGTCTCCCTGCAACACCTACGGTTAGTACCGAAGCTGCTTCTAAAGCTTACGTTGATGCAGAAATTAATGGAATTTCATCCGATCTTGTAGATGATACAACACCACAACTTGGTGGTAATTTGGATGTTAATGATAGAGAGATTATTAGTACCGGCGAAGACGACATTATTCTTAATCCCGATGGGACTGGTACTGTTAATGTAAGCACTAGCCGTATTACTAATGTTACTGACCCTACTTCCGATCAAGATGCAGCTACTAAAGCGTATGTAGATAATTATACTACTCCTGCTGGAACCGTTATTTTAAGTGCTAGGACAACAGCACCTACTGGGTATTTAGCTGCTGACGGCGCTGCTATCAGTCGTACAACTTATGCGGATTTGTTTGCAGCAATCGGTACTACTTATGGTGCCGGTAATGGTTCAACTACTTTTAACATACCTGATCTAAGAGACGAATTTATTCGAGGCTCTAGTAGTACCCTTGCGGTTGGCACAACACAATCAAGCCAAAACAAATCTCACAGTCACACAGCAACTTCAACTACAACAGGAGGCAACCACAACCACCCTGCAAGCGTAGGAACCGGTGGCGCACACAGCCACACTGTCCTTAGAGGCGTCAGCCCCGATCCCGAGCAGGGATCCTCAGCCAACCTGCTTGAAACCCGAAACGATTTTGACAATGATACTACTTACGGCACTAGCTCTCACAACGGGCACCAGCACCCTATTACCGTTAACAACAGTGGCAATCTGACAATCAGCACCTCAACGACTATTACTGACGACGGTGGCACCGAAGCCCGGCCACAAAACATGGCTCTGTTAGCTTGTATTAAGTATTAATTATGCAAATTTATCATTACAACGATGAAGGGATTTACATTGGTTCTACTGAGGCCACTGAAAGCCCTTTAGAACCAGGTGTATTTTTGATTCCTGCAAAGGCAACTGCTGTAGAAGTACCTGAATATGGTGAAGATTTTCACGCTCGCTGGGATGGAGAGTTATGGGATATTGAACTGATTCCTCCGCCCGTAGTGGAACCAGACCCCCAGCCTGCAGAAGATATTGATGTTCCAGAGCCCGAGCCTGAATATGTACCTACTATTGAAGATCATTGGGCATATTTACGTCGAGATAGAGACTATGAATTAGCTGAAACAGATTACCTTGCTTTAACAGATCAGACTCTTACTGAAGAAATGCGGGTTTACCGCCAAGCTTTGAGAGATCTTCCTGCTAACACAATCGATCCAGCCAACCCTGTTTGGCCTCCTAAACCTAATAACTAATTATCATGATTAAGCTTATCCGTCCAATCCTCTTTGCCTTCCTCCAATCTGAACAAGTTAAGCGTCTTATTGTTGACCTGCTTAGCAAGCTTGCTGAATCTACCGACAACGATATTGATGATCAAGCTGTAGAATTTATTCGTAACGGACTTTTCCCTAACAACAAATGATTGAAGCCATAGTAAGCGTATCGATTGCAGCTGTTGCAGCTGGTGCCGCGCTAAATAGCAGGTTACATGCGAGAGTAAACAATGTTCATCAACGTATTAATATGCTTGACCGCCGAATTGACCACATCGAGCTTACTGTGGCTTCTGATTATGTTAAGAAGTCTGAGTTAGCCAAACTGTTAAGTCGGATGGAAGATCATATGGTACGCATTGAAACCAAACTTGATCAAATTGTACTCCGAAATGTCTAAGAAAAAGGCTACAGAAGACCAATTTAACGAACTACACAATCTAGTTACTAAGGAGTTCCTCGCCCGTATCAAATCGGGTGAGGCTTCTACAGCTGATCTCAAAGCAGCTTGTGATTGGTTGAAAACGAATGACATTAGTGGGGTTGCTATGGATGGCAGCCCTCTTTCTAAATTAGCTGCAGTTATGCCGAAAGTAGACCCCGAACTTGTGCAACGGAGGTTAAATGGCCCGAATGTCTAAATATAGCGGTCCTAAATACGCTAACGGTAATTACAAATCGTACCAAAAGAAGTACGATTCATCTAAACTACAGATCAAAAAACGATCTGAATTAAATAAGGAAAACCGCAAACGCGGTACATATGGTAATCGTGATGGTAAAGATGTATCACACAAAAAGAATGGTAAAACATTTTTAGAAAAAGCATCTAAAAACCGAGCCCGAAAAGGACGCGCATGACTCCCTTACTTCCTACTCCTGACGACTACCTTTACAACTTAATCGTTATGACCTCTCCAGAAGCGAAGCGCCTTTGGAGGCGCAGCATTAAGGAACATTTCGACCACACTTGTATTTATTGCGGAAAGACTTATGACTTATCTCAACTATCTATTGACCATGTTCACCCTCGCTCTCGTGGTGGAGAAGATATTGCAACGAATGTCGTATGTGCTTGTACCAATTGTAATCAGGAAAAAGGAAGTACGCCCGTCTTAGATTGGATGCGGCGTAAATTTGGAGTTAATAGACTCCGTGAAAAAGTTTTATTGGAGCATATTTCTTAATGGATAAAGAACAAAAAGTAGCGTACGAAATTATTCGTCAACGTATTGTTGGACAGATCGATCGCCTCGAAGCTTTGGATAAACCTGACTCTTCACTAAAAAGATGGCGTCGTTTTGGTGCTGCTTTTTCTTGGGATCCTACAGTATATCCAGAAATTCTTGAAAAACCCACTGTTGACGATAAAACTTTAATGAGTCTTTTGAGAAAAACAGAAGACGGTTTTATGAAAAAATGGGGGGTTATCGATAAAATACCACTTCATCACATTATTGCTAACAGGACTGGGGGTGATCTTGGTCTTAGACTGCCAGTTGATACTTGGGAAGAAGTAAAAGAGCGTGTTTTTGATGCAACAGGGGCACGCCCTGGTAATGGTATTGCTAATTTAAACGCCGCAAGTCAGTTTGATGAGCGTTCACATTTGGGTAGACCTGGAGCTAAAGGTTCTGTGTTTGACCCTGAATTAGGATATGGTGATCCGGCAGATCCTAGTAGATCTCCTATTCTTCACGGTCCTGGTACTAAAGATTTCGGCACTAAACTTGGTAAAGACCCTTTAATTTTACAAAGCAGTCCTGCAGAAATTGCGGAAGCTTTAAAACCAGAAATTGTTAAACAGCAAAACATTTTTGAAACTGTTTCTCAAGACCCTATTGTACAACAACAACGTTCTGTATTAACTCAAGCTGGTTACCCAGAAGCATTTTCTCCTGATACATCAATTGAACGTATTCAGCAAATTAAAAAGGAAATTAAACAAACTGACATACCTCAAAGATTTGCTGAATCTTTTGAATTTTCAGGCGGTAAAGCTGTACTTAGACGTACCGCTGGGTTAGTTCCATTTGCAGGTGCTGTTGTTGGCGGCATTGTTGCAGGTCAGCAAGCTATAGCTGGAGAAACTGAAGCAGCTAAAGTTACTGCATTTGAAACCGCTGTTGGTGAAGTACCTGTTGTAGGTGACATTTTTACTGCTGATCCTGCAGCTATAGGTACTGGCGGTCAAGAACGGACAGAACTAGAGTTACAAAAAGCCAAACAACGAAAAGCAACGCCAACTGCCGCCGATAAAATTTTTAACGACCCAATGAATGAACTTGAATATGTAGGCAAACAAGTTCTTGGTGGTCTTAAAGCTATAGGTGGGGCAATTCTATTTGGCTACTAGAAGCCTCTGTAAGCCTCTTCCACCCCTCCCACGCTAGATTGTACCTATGAATACTTTAGACCTCCTTAGAGGCGATTTCAAGCTCTTCCTACAGGCTTTGTGGGTAGAGCTTGGTTTACCTAACCCTACCCGTGCACAATATGCAATCGCAGACTATCTTCAGCATGGACCTAAACGTCTTCAAATACAAGCTTTCCGTGGAGTAGGAAAGAGCTGGATTACTGGAGCCTTTGTTCTGTGGACGCTTTTTAATAACGCTGAAAAAAAGATAATGATTATCTCCGCCTCTAAAGAACGGGCGGATAACATGTCAATCTTCTTACAGAAATTAATCATTGAAACACCCTGGTTGGTGCATATGCGCCCTAAATCTGATGACTCCCGTTGGTCACGGGTATCATTTGACATTAACTGTTCCCCTCACCAAGCACCTTCTGTTAAATCAGTGGGTATTACAGGTCAGCTTACCGGTTCTCGTGCTGACCTCATGATTCTCGATGACATTGAAGTTCCCGGTAACTCAATGACTGAAATGATGCGGGAGAAGCTGCTACAACTTTGTACAGAAGCTGAATCTATCCTTACACCAAAAGATGATTCTCGTATCATGTACTTAGGTACACCCCAAACTACCTTTACGGTCTATAAGAGGCTTGCAGAACGCTCTTACAAGCCCTTTGTCTGGCCTGCACGATACCCACGTAAGACAAGTAATTACGAGGGCCTTCTAGCGCCTCAGCTGGTCGAAGACATTGATAACGGTGCTGAAAAATGGGAACCAACAGATGATAGGTTTGATAATGATGACCTGATTGAACGTGAAGCATCAATGGGTCGTAGCAACTTCATGTTGCAGTTCATGTTAGATACCAGTTTATCCGATGCTGACAAATTTCCCCTTAAATGCTCTGATCTGGTCGTTACCAGTATCAATCCTACTACTGCTCCTGAGTCCGTTATCTGGTGCTCAGATCCGCAAAACGTTATCAAAGAACTCCCCACTGTCGGACTACCTGGAGATTATTTCTACTCTCCAATGCAGTTACAAGGAACATGGGATTCTTACTCAGAAACAATCTGCAGTGTTGATCCGTCGGGTCGTGGCTCAGATGAGACAACGGCAGCTTATATCTCCCAAAGAAACGGTATTCTGTACTTGCACGAAATGCGTGCTTATCGAGACGGATACTCTGACAAAACGCTCTTGGACATTCTAAAAGGTTGTAAAAAGTATGAAGTATCTAAACTTGTCATTGAAACTAACTTTGGTGACGGTATTGTTAGCGAGTTGTTCCGCAAACACCTCCAACAAACAAACCAACGAATTGACGTTGAAGAAGTGCGTGCAACAGTTCGAAAAGAAGATCGAATCATCGATTCTCTCGAACCCGTCCTTAACCAACATCGACTCGTCGTCGATAAAGGAGTTATTGAATGGGACTTCAAATCTAATCCAGATGAGGCTCCCGAACGAAGACTAATGTATATGCTCTTCTATCAAATGAGTCGCATGTGCCGTGAAAAAGGTGCAGTGAAACACGACGATAGAATTGACTGTCTAGCACAAGGTGTCCAATACTTTACAGATGCAATGGGTATCTCAGCCCAAGAAGCTATTAAAGAACGTAAACGTATGGAATGGAATCAAATGCTAGAAGAGTTTATTGATGACCCACAATCCTCCGCAAATCACATGGTTTTGGGCATGAATTATGAGCAAAGACAACAAGCTAAAAACAATTCAAATAATTCAGTCCCCACCTGGATTTAAGAAGATTTAACTTTTATGGGCCACCGTATACAGGAGGAGGGAAGGGTGGACCCGAATTCTGCGAAGGAAGGAACTCGTGTCTAAAAAGACACTCCTTCCTTCTTTACTTGATGATTCGTTTCCGTTCATCCTGTAAATACTACCACTAACTACTCTAAACTACTATTACATGTATCATACAGTATCATTAGTACATACCACCCCAGATGCTGAATCCTTAGTAGCATATATGGCTAGGGTATCTAACCCCGCTAATCAAGATAACCCTAACAGTGAACGTCTGATTAAATACCTTATTAAACATAAACATTGGTCACCATTTGAAATGGTTAATATGTGTGTCCAAATTGAGACAACCCGAAGTGTTGCTGCTCAAATTATCCGTCATCGCTCCTTTAGCTTTCAAGAATTTAGTCAACGTTACGCTAAAGTCACTAAACCTGCCGCTATACCCATGCTACGACGGCAAGATACACAAAATAGACAGAATAGTATTGATGACTTAGATCCAATAACTGTTAAAGACTTTAATGTTAAAATTAATAGCCTATTTGATCTTACTGAAAACTTATACAATGAAATGTTACAAGCAGGTGTCGCAAAAGAATGTGCAAGAGATATTCTCCCCCTCTCAACACCTACTACTCTCTATATGAACGGTACTCTCCGCTCCTGGATTCATTATATTGACCTCCGTACCGCAAATGGTACTCAATATGAACATAAACTTGTCGCTCAACAGGCGAAACTTGCCTTTCAACAGGCGTTCCCACTCATTTCAAAGGCAGTATGGCCTTAAAAAATTACAAAAATTTGTGAACCCTCTTTGTTAATAAGAATTACTAATAAATCCCCCATTGGGGGCATTACAAATACCGATTAATCTATGTTGTCGTTATTATAATTAGCCCGCTCGCTACGCTCGCTCTATTTATTGATCATGATTGCCCTGTATAAATATTTTTTATCGGTGCAATCGGGGAGCGAGCGCGTAGCGCGAGCTGCAACAGTTAGTTTTAGATAGCAGACAATCTTAGCG